CACTTCCTCATCATTTTTATAAAACTCAAAGTGGTCATTAGAATCCATCATAATATTTTTCCCCGATTCGCTTTAGACATCGTCTACAAATGTAGTAAATCTTTTTAGACCCCTGTTTAGATGCCCATGCTTCAATTATAGGTGGGTTAGTATCATGGCTTAGTATCAAACAAGCTATAAACTTAATTGCTCTAACCATAATTCTTTCCTTAACTTATTATACTAGTTTTATTAATCTTCTCTATTTTTATTTGAAGATTGTTCTAATTCAATTAATCTAGCTTTTAGAGAATCAATTTCAGACATCATTTTAGCTTGAGAGTCCATAATATCTTGATAGTATCCTTTTGCTTCATCAGACATTTGAATTAAATATTGCATTATATTAGCCATCAGTACACCACAAAAATATTTGAGATAGAATACTTAAGATGAATATAAATTGTAATATTCCTAACCAATATTTCAAAGACTTCAGCCATGGTTCGTCTTCGGGGTCTTTTTGTACAGGTTTTGGTTTTATAAATTTTTCTAAAATATCGTCAGACATATAAGTCCTTTTTAAATTATTGTATACATCAATTATACTAAATAAAAAAGCTACTGTCAAATTATACGTACCGAACTTTATAGCGTCTGAATGCTTTGGCTAGGTCATTGTGTGCCACGCTTCCAATGAACTCTCTCACCACTTCCAAGTAGGTTCCAGCAAAGTGCTTCCCGTGATGGTCTGCGTTGCTTCCATTATAGTTTATCACATGAGACATTTCATGAACTATATATGGTAAGGTCTTGGTTATCGGAAAGGGTAAAGAGATTGTGTCTGCTGTAGCATAAGCTAAGGTGTGTCCATCTTCTATAAGTTTAGGGGGTGTTATCTCCGCCCACTGAGAAATCCTATGAATCGTGTCTTCCACTTGCTCTCTAGTTAGAATCTCAACATTACCAAGAAACATACACGAGTCTTCAGCATCATACAAACGCTTCCTTTGGTAATCTCTTACATGTGTGTTTGGTATGTCGCCCATCCAACTCTTCTGCATTGATTCCTACTCTCCCATCTTCCCCTGAATCTTTTTAGGGGGAATTACTTTTACTTCCTCGTACTTCTTACCTAATGGGTATATTTGTTTCAACCCGATATAGATTCCCTGTATTCCGGGGTTCCTTTTGCCTACTTCAATTAGTCTTTGCTCTTCTTCATTCATTGGATAATCAATCATTATTTCTAGCCCCTATTTCCTTCTGGATAATAAAATCTTTCATAGATTTCATATTCTTTTAGTTGTTGTTCAGCGAGTTCTATTTGTACACTTAGCATATAATAAGTTGCAATAATATTTAATATTAGAGTTAACCATATACCTATTGCAATAAATATTAATGTTATTTTATTAGTCATTACTTCTTCCTATACTTTGCGGTCTTCCTTGCTATCTTCTTTGGTTGAGCAGAAAATTGCTTCCCTTGTTTAGTTGCTTTCCTTTTAGCTCTTGTGGTAGCTCCATACTCTTGTGGAGATAGTGCTTCCCTTGCTTTCTTAGGTAGATACCGTTCCCCTGTCTTCCTACTTGGCTTCCCAGACTTGGTTCCCCACTTCTGTTTAGTCCACCTTGATAAAGAAGACTTACCTGATTTCTTCCCTTTGTACCCGCCACCAGCTTTCTTATATCTCTGAACAGCTAGTTGAGCCTTTCGAGCTGACCATTGGCCGGGCTTCCCTCCCTTGCTTCCAGCTTTAACAGCAGATTTTATTCGTGACCACTTCTTTGGGTCCCGCCTTTTAACAGGTGCCTTAGTTATAATACCTGAAAAAATATCTATTGCAATATCTAAATTGTCCATTAATCTGTCCCCAACCATTGTTTTACTTTAGGCATCCTAGCTATCCAAGCTAAGATGATTCCAAATAAGATTGTTCCTATAAGTAGTATGAGATAATTAATCTCTGTATATCTACCTAGTGCCACTAACGCAGCATCTTCTATAAAATGTAAAGCACTTATAATAAATGCTATTGAACCAAACTTCTTCACTAAAAACCCCTGTATTCCGGAATAATATCTTCCACTTTTGTATATAATAGTAATGGGTGCGAGGGCTATTTATAGTTGTCGTACCCACCATAAGTTCTAGTGTCACCGTAACCACTGATTCCAATGGTCTTTAGTACATCATTAAACCCATCGTGGTCGCCCATAATTGTCCGCATCTCATTATCAATGATTGCGTCCTTCTTCTCTAGCTCTGCTATCTTCTCATTTAGTTCCAATAGTCTCTTAGTAGCTTCAGCGTATTGAGCTTGAACTGCTGCAACGTTATCTGTATTCTCTTCTACCGAGCTATCCAGTTGTGCTACATACCAAATGATTCCAAATGCTTGAGCTATTATTACTCCTATAATTCCTATAGGTAACTTTATATCTGATAATCCCATACTCTTCCTCTGTTACTTTTTTACTCTAAGCCACGCAATTCTAGCTAGTCCTACAACACCAACTGCTACTGATGTCCATGATACTATCTGAACTGTCATTATATCTTCCCCTAGGC